CTCTATCAATGGTCGAAAAAATAGAAATAGATATGGAAACTGAAGGATTACAAGAACAATTTGTATTCAGCACACCATTATCAACAGCTCAATGCGGGTGCGGAGAGAGCTTTGCTCTTTAAATGCCTTCTAAACAAGAGGAAACATATGAAAATATCAGTAGAGGGTTTATCCCTAATCAAAAAATTTGAAGGCTTAGAATTAAATGCCTACCAATGTGCAGCAGGTGTCTGGACAATTGGATATGGTCATACCAAAGGTGTAAAACCAGGCGACCAAATAACTAAAGCAGTCGCGGACTCGCTACTAGTAGAAGAACTAGAGGAATACGAAAAAGCTGTTAACGACGCAGTTACAATCTCAATAGACCAGTGCATGTTCGATGCACTCGTATCATGGACATACAATCTCGGTCCAAGCAATCTAAACGCAAGTACAATGTTAAAAGTTCTCAATAGTGGGGACTATGATGGCGTACCTGCACAAATCAAAAGATGGAACAAAGCAGGTGGTAAAGTGCTAGAAGGACTTATTCGCAGAAGAGAAGCAGAAGCTCTCTTGTTTGAAGGAAAAGATTGGAGTGAAATTTAAATTCACAGAAGAATTATTAATGCAAGCGGCTGCTCATGCTCAAGAAAGAGGAATGACTCTTGACGAGTATGTAAAAGAGGCAGCAGAACTTGCACAGAAACACAATTATGAACAAAATGAAACAAACTCTAAAGAAAATCTGGACTAAACTACAAGCCTTCTGGTTTTGGTTTAAAAGTCTATTTATTACCTATTATAGTCTCAAAGTGAGCTATAATGCTACTTGGGGTGACGCAGACGACCAAGAGTTTATCGTCAAGAAGTTCATCAAAAAACAACCAAAGTTTATATCATTCATTACAGAAGACGGCGAATTAGTCGAAATTAGTGGTGCTGAAGGACTTAATTACAGGATACAAGAATTATGAACCAATTAACAATGGGATTACTTGTTGCTCTTGGAGGTATAACATTCTTTTTATATACACAGAACAATACCTTAAAAGAGAACAACATCAAACTAGAAAATGCAGTTCAAGCTCAGCAAGAGGCAATGGACGCTTTAAGAAATTCATACGAGAAACAAGGAAAATCTCTTATGAATATGTCAAGAAGAAACTCAGAAATAGAAGCAGAAAAAGCCGAGTATCTTGCAATCTTTAGCAGACATAACTTAGACATGTTAGCATTAAAGAAGCCTGGGCTTATAGAAAACAGAATGAATACTGCAAGTGAAAAAGTGATGGAGGGAATGGAGAATGATACAGAAGAATTATATAAGCTTACTGTGCCTGCTGACGATAGCAAGTAGTTGTTCAATGCTTCCTACTAAGAAATTAGAGGTAGTATCAAAACCACTTAAAATTGATATTATGCAACCAGATTTACCAAGACCTGTAACCCTTACAGCTCCTAAATGGTTTGTTGTATCAGAAGCAGTAATCACTAACCCTTGTAAAAAAGTAGACAATAAAAGACCAAAAGCATGTGATAAGTCTGAAACTGAAAACCCAGACTGGCCTGAAGGATATACCTATATGGATAGGTTCCTCGATGAAATGAGAGAACAGAACAATGGAGAAATCCTATTTGTAGCAACAACTATGGGTGACTACAAAGTTATGGCAGAAGATATGCAAGAATTAAAAAGATACATCAAACAAATGGGAGAAGTAGTAATATACTATAGAGAAGTTACTGCTCCCGATACCCCTGATGTGGAATAAATTAATACAATTTTTTAAAGACTGGCATTACTTTAGAGTAATGAATAAAGGTGCTAAGTTTTTTGACAGAAATCCAGCAGTTCAAGGACGATTCGAAGAAATAGAGGATTGGCTTGAATATTTGGAAGATAGAGTAGCAGAGTTAGAAAATGGAAAAGAATGATTTTTTATGGATGCTCAAACCTATTAGTGATAGAAGTTGGTTAATTAGAGAAGCAAGTGTTCTCGCAGATGCTAAAAGAGCAGGGGTAAATAATGTTCGCAGAACTAAAAAAGTTATTAAAAAATGAAGTAGTAGATATAACATTTGTATCGCTAGTATCAAACAAAGAATACACGATTCCTTGTACATTGAAGGAGTCATTAACAAATTCAAGAGTAAATCAATCGAACTCTGACAGTATCGTTTGTTTTAGACTTGACCAAGATAGATGGGAAGATATAAACATGAACTCCATCGTATCTTATGAAGTCCCAAATTAATGGGCACAGCTTCTTAAGAAGCGGAGAATATTATGTTAATGGAATTAGTAGGCACAGTTACTCTTATAGTAACAATTGCAAGCTTAATTGCGGCGTCAACACCGACACCAAAGGATGACGAATGGATGGGCAAACTTTATAAGTTCATAGATATGTTAGCCCTCAATATCGGCAAAGCAAAGGATAAAGCAAATGGCTGATGAAAGATTCAGTGGCGATATGTCACGAAACGAAGTAGAGATAGACTTAAGTAAGTTTATGGAACTGGTGACTGAGAATAGTAATCTCAAAGCTGAGATAACAGAACTCAAAGCAAATAAGGAACCAGATAACCCTTGGCAGCGTTGGATATTTTTATCGAATATGATTGATGCGTGGAGAATTTTTCCAAGAGCTTTTCTATCAGTATACATATTCTTATTATACTACGCAACAATGTGGTTCATGAACTTACCAGACCCAACACTCGAACAATCAGGATTAATTTCTGTGATTGTAGGTGCAGGAGCTGCTTGGTTTGGACTCTATGCTGGCACAGCAAAAGATAAGATAAATTCAAAGTAACCAAAAAATAGTTCTTGACTTATGTTTATAATTTTAGTATAATATATTTATGAAAAAAATTATGGATAGAAAAACCTGTCAAATGTGGAACTCTGAAATCAAGTCCTTTGAGACTTGGTATATTGATGAGTGCGAAATCTGTGGCAAAGCTGTAGATGCAACAACAGGTGAATGTAAAGAATATAAGTGTTGGACATAAATGAATTTATTCTACTTAGACGAAGATTTAGACAAAGCAGCCCAGTATCATGTTGACAAGCATATTGTCAAGATGCCGCTTGAGGCTGCTCAAATCTTATGCACTACTATATGGATAGATGAATTATTAGGGTTCGTTCCTCGAGCTCTTAACGCAGAAGAACGTGAAGTGATGAATAAAGCAAAAGCTGAAATCAAACACTTACCTCTTGAGGAACGTCCCTACCCCTACCTGCCAATGATGTACAATCATCCTTGCACAATCTGGGCAAGAGAGTCATTGGATAACCATGAGTGGGTTCATTGCTATGCTAATGCATTGAACGATGAATACCACTACCGTTATGGAAAATTACACAAATCAGTAGAACAAGTAGTAAATAAACTACCTGACCCAAAGAATTTACCTCGTGTAGGATTTACAACATTTGGACTGGCAATGCCAGATGAACTAAAAGATTATGATAATCCGATACAAAGCTACCGTGATTATTACCATTTAGACAAAGCAACATTTGCAGCGTGGTCTCATCGTGAAAAACCTGATTGGTGGAATGAAGATTATGCTGACTATGAGAAAAGGATTACAGCAAAATGATAGAAATTTATGGAAAAGATAACTGCCCTTACTGTGATATGGCAAAAGGTTTAGCAGAAAGAAAAGGATATGAAGTAGTATATAAACAACTTGATGTCGACTATGGATTCAGTGAAATGAGAGAAAAATTTCCTGGTGCAAGAACCTTCCCACAAATAATAAAAGATGGGGAATACATTGGCGGATATAGCGCCTTGGAGCAGTTAATCGGTGGATTATAAATTTAAAGAAGATGTAGTATTTAAAAAACTACAAATGTATGTTGATAAAACCTATGAACAGCATTATGGTAGTGGCAAAATACAATCAACTGAGTTTATTTTCGACTCAGGGCATGGAGAAGGTTTCTGTATTGGGAACATAATTAAGTATGCCCAGCGTTACGGAAAAAAGTTTGATAGAAAAGATGATATAGACTTATATAAGGTTATTCATTATGCTATCATACTTTTAGGAGAACGAGAAAAAGAAAGAGAAGAAGATGACAAGTATTATACTTCACAGTATAATAATGGAAATAAAGATGGGTGAACTACTAATCATATTTATATGGTTAATGCTAAAACATACTATAGCAGACTATTTGCTTCAAAGACCTTGGAAAGATAAAGGTATTTATGGAAGTAGAGGAGGTCTAATTCATGCTGCACACCATGTTGGTGGCGCATTTATTGTGCTGATGTTTTATGTAAGTTTCCCTTTAGCAGTACTTCTGTCGGTATTGGACGGCATACTACATTACCATATTGATTTTGCAAAGAACAATATAAAAAGAATATTTAAACTAAATAACACACAAACACTATACTGGGGATTACATGGTTTAGACCAATATCTCCATGTTTTAACATATGTACTAATAATTTGGCTAATAGGAGTATAAGTGGCAATTAAAACAAGAAAACACGAAAATTTAACAGAAACAAACATACAGCACGTAAAAGAACTATTATTAGCAGAAAAGCCTATAACTAAGAAAGAAGCGTGTAGTATATTAAATATAAGTTATAATACTACAAGGTTAAACAAGATAATTGCTGACCATGATGAGACTGTAGCTTATAGAGAAAGACGCAAGTCCCAAAACAAAGGGAAAGGCGCAACAGAAATGGAAATCAAACAAGTAGTAAATTTCTACTTAGATGGAAGTAATATATCAGATATAGCTAAAAGCTTATATCGTTCCCCAGCTTTTATAAAAGCAATTATAGACAGAGTAGGCATACCACAAAAGCTTGCTATGACTGACTATGAAGGTAGAAAAAACGCTATACTACCAGAACAGTGTGTAGCGGAAGAATTTGAGGTTGGAGAAAAAATTTGGGCAGTTCGACAGAACTACCCTGCAATTGTACAAAGAGAAGTTCAAGAAGAAAAAGCAGAAGAAAGAGGTTATAAAGTTTATCTATGCTATACTATAGAATGTAGTCAAGATGACCTAAAAGATACATATTTTCCGCATTTAACATATGCTGGTAAGTTCTATCCTCTACCTGCTTATGATATGGGCAAACTTGAACACTTGCAAAAGTATTTATAATATAAGGAGAACTAGGGATGGATTTATGGCAGATTATTGCTGCAGCATACTTATCGGGTGTGCTCGCTGCAATGTATTCAATATGGTGGCCATCATATAAATTAGTAAAGGCATTAGCACCTACTAATATAATGATACAAAAACCATTATTGTCAACTTTTATAGTATTTATTATATTTTTTATATTCTTTCCCTTTTTAATATTAACATTTATATTCCCATCAAATTTAGATAGGTTTATAAGAGGCTTCGTTAACGGAGTAATAGACATTAAATAATGGCATATAGTAAAGAAGTAAACGAAAGATTTTATGGAGTATTAAACTCACCAAAACAATTCAGTGTGGGTAGATTTGACCCAAAAGACCCGAATGTAGCAACAGGAATGGTTGGAGCACCTGCTTGTGGTGATGTAATGAAATTACAGTTGAAACTTGACAGCGCCGAACGCATCGTAGACGTAAAGTTTAAAACTTACGGATGTGGAAGTGCTATAGCTAGCTCTACAATGTTTGTAGAAATGCTAAAGGGAAGAACAATAGAAGAAGCAAAATTAATTAAAGACAAAGATATTGCAGATGCATTAGACTTACCTCCAATAAAACTACATTGTTCAGTTTTAGCAGAAGGAAGTATAAAGAAAGCAATAGAAGACTGGGAGCAGAAATGTATAACGACTTAGTAAAACATTTAGAGGGAGAGATAGCTTATCACAGAGCTAACATAAGAGTTTATATGAGAAATTCAGTAGGTATTGGAGAGCATAATGATATTGTTGCTTCAATCAAAGAAGAACTATCTAAACTTGCAGAAGCAGAAGATATGCTAAATGCCTTGCAGAAACACTTTAAATAATACCATTGGTTATAGATACTAAAAAATAGTTCTTGACAATTGGTTATAATTTTATTATAATATATTTATAAACAAAAAACAAGCAAATATGAGTGACAGATTTTACCAACAAATGCGAGACGCCACAGGATGGGCTCCAGGTATGCCTGAATTCATGCGCAATAACAAAAAATATAGGAGAAGAAGAATGGCTTGGACAGATGAATCTAAAGAGCAAGCAATTGAAATGTATCAGGATGCAGAACCTACACCTGAGACTTCAATGGAGATAGTAAAAGACATCGCTGAAGAATTAGGAGAAAGCCCTAATGGTGTCAGAATGATATTAACAAAAGCAGGAGTATATGTAAGAAAAACTCCAGCAGCTAAGTCAAGTGGCGGTAGCACTGGCGGAGGTAGAGTTTCAGTAGCAGACGCTCAAGATAAACTCACTTCTGTTCTAG